CTTAGAAACGCCCTTAGTGCCTTTCCCATTCTTCTTTCCACTACCATTTTTGTTTTTGTTAGAATTGCCCTTAGGCTGATTCGCTTTTCCTTTCGCCATTTTGTTGAGATATTGGATCCCTGGCAACAAAAACCAGCGACTATACATCTCCCAGTACAATTGTGAATTGCAAGCGCGTGTAGTCTGTCGGCATTTACGACGTTAGTCGATTTAGCACGGAAGTATTAAGGGCTATAAGCCCACCGTTTTGCGCAAATTATTCTGGGAAACCCAATATTAGAGTTGAAGCGAAATGGGGACATTGGGAGGCGGAGGTATCAACTCCTTCACCTCCACAATCTTTCGTTCCCAGAGGAGCATGTCCTTGATACGCATTCTAGCTAGTCCACCCTGCTTACCTCGAAAATCCGCCAAAGTTTCCTTAGACGGAAGCTTTGCCCTTAGGGCCAACTTCTTGGTAGGTGGGTTAGCTAGAACACTCGGACGAATGTTCCTCTCTTCGGCAACAACTTCGTTAAGTAAAAGTACATCTTGAATATTTCTGTACTCAAGAACACCTGTTTCATGTTTTATGTTTAAGTTAGGTCTTTCACTCCTTGGTAAGCGAAAGAATCCGGGCATCTCCCTTTCTTTGACCAACCCTGTGGTGTTGGAAGGTATTTCTCCGCTTTTAAGCGAATCGATATTCCTCCCTTCAACATAGGTCGCAAGCTTCCTTTGGAAGCCTGTGATTCGAACCTCCAGACCCATCGGCTTAATGAAACCCAAACCCCCGAGGGGGCGAGGTACAAAGAGATTGATGGTCGTTGTTTCGTTGATCGAAGTAAGGGACTTAATCTGTGTCTTGTTGTAATGAACGAAGCGATGATGGGCCCTTACCGGGTCAACAGCACTACGTGTCACAGAATTATAGATATCCCAAATAGGCTTTTCCGCCGAATCATCATTCGAGGCTCTCTTAGATTGCCCCGTTAGATGCCCAACATTCATATAACCGAGTTCTACAAAACGATCGTAGGAGACGTCTCCATTTCGTACTACAGTGTGTCGATAAGCAGCCGAATTGACGGTTAAGATCGATGCATGAACATAGTTCTTCCCTTGTGAAAGAGCGAAACCTGCCAGCCCGATGTACTTCAACCACACAGCATAGAATACCGAATTAGTACGGAAGAGAATGTCATCCCCGTTGATCAGCACAGGCAAGTCCATGACATCAACCGGACGCTCTAGGTACTCCTCAAGAGCACGCCAGTAGCATACTAAGTTGATGACACACAAAATAGGGAATGATAGAGTAGAACCCATTAGTTGACCATTAGTCTGCTTAGCAAACCTTAGTGTTCTATACAGTTCGTTCTCGGCATCTGTCCATTTGTCTTGCCTCTTATCACTAACGATATTGGGAGGATACTCCAGATCCTGCTCATAAAGGACTGATCTCAACACATTCTTCAGCTCATCTGACATACCCTGACATCTAGCCAGAATAGCCTCAAAAGCCGCCTTAGTATAATTGATATCCAGTCCATCCGTAGCAGCCGAGTAGTCCCCCGAAACCCAAAAATTGAACAGGTCACCTAGCCCGAGACGCTTTTCCCTGTCCAGAATACCGTCGAAATCTACAGGGCCCACAATCCTCCCTGTAAGGGAAAACTGAGGGAACTTCTGCATGTATTTCCATACGGCTTTCTGAAAGAAACGCGAAATCCAATACCTATGGGAATCTCCCTTCGATATCAACCTCACTTTCAGCGGCTCGATCAACGCAATCACAATAACGTTACTTTCTGAACGAGAGGCGTCACCTAGAACACGTTTGAAGTCTGGCGTCGGTAGGCCCCGTATCGTAGTAACGACACCGGGAGCTATCTCCACCATCTTTAACAAATCAGTGTATTCGGGTGCGCCTACAGCAATTGCAGGTTCTTCCGTTTTGTCGTAGATCACAGCTTGATATTCGGCTAGAACACGTTCAATCCTCCCTTTAGGTATGTCAGCCGTAACCTGCGAGTGGTCACCC